AGCGGCAGCCCCAGCGTTATACTGGGTTCCATTAATGCCACCTAACCTAGAGATGCTCGAAAAATCTGGCATCGATTTGAAGTTAAATTTACTTAATGCTTAGTACACCACTGCTGTTATCTCCTCAGAGGCAACAATATAAATACTTAAGCTTATTTAATACTAGCTTATCTAGGTGATAATACGTCACTACGACTTAGTTTCTCTTCTATATCTTGTGTATAAGCAGTATCTTTAAGGTAGCGAGGATCACTCATAGCTTCTATGACTTCTTGATTAGAACGGAATACATCAGTACTACGGCCTGTAAGTTTGCCTCCTATTAACTCTGGCTCAGAGCCATTATTTTCGGTATAAGCAAATGCCATAGATTGAAGTGCGTTACGTGCTCTGAAGTAGTCACCACTATTCACCTCCCTGTTGTAAGCTTCTAGCTCCTCTTCATTAAGAGAACCTTTTGCCCATTCCTGTATTTGGTTAAATTTATCTGAGCCTCCAACACTTTCTAAAATAGTAGACTCCTCTTCTTTAGAGAGTGTTAAGTCTTCTACCTTTTCTTCCGATGCCTCCTCTTGAGGTTCTTCTTCAGCCCTCTTATAACCTGAACTGTCTCCAAGTTTCTTTTCAAGCGATTGGTAAGCTTCGAGGAGGTCTTCAGCAGTTTTGAACTTACCACCGATAAGTTCCTCTTGAGGTGATTGTTCTTGAGGTTGTGTTTCAGAACCCTCTTTGAGAACTTCGAGATCCGCTTCGTTATACGGCCCAGTTTCCTGTTTACCTGTGCCATCTCCAGAATTTAACTCCATAATTAACCGATACGAAGAGATAAGTCAGGACCTATTGAAGCACGTTTCTGACTTCTAATAGCATTCCTATATTCCTCATAAATATGAGGTTTCTTTTCTTTAAGTTCTTCTATCCGAAGTTCTAGTTCAGTCTTAACCACCTTTGGCTCAGTAATAACTACGTCAGCCTTGGGCGTTGGAAACTTCTTGCTCGGTCCTGATTGAGTCATTTTCAGCTTTAATAAGTGCAGCTTGCTTAGCAGGATCATTTTGAGGATCTTGCCCAGCAGCTTGCTGTTGCATCATCATAGCCTGCTGTTGCTCCTCTGCCATTAGATCTTCTTCTGATTTTATAAGCTTGTAAGTATCTAAACCATCAGAAGCTGCAAGTCTTGTAATAAGTTCTTGATTGTTAACAAACTTACTCATAGTTTCAGGACCTAAGGTCTGAGCAAGGGTTTGGATAAATTCAATTAGTTTAATCTTATCGTTACCACGACCTAAAGCATCCAGTCCTGTAGTAATACGAGGCTTAACAATGTTCTTCGGTAATTTCGGTAATCTATTCTGTCTCTCCATCATCGTCATCTTACGATGTACTAGAGGTAGCTGGAGTTCTACAGAGAGTATGGAATATACTCCCCCCAATCCTGTTTCCAACTCCTGGGCGACCATTCGTATCTCTTCCGCAGTGACTCGGTCCCGTCCTTGAGCACCAGCTTGAATAGCACTATTTAATAGGAAAGCAAAACTAAGTCTTTGTTCTATACGAGCAATAGTATTAAGGGCAACCGTAAGGTCTGCCTGCTTGTTCATTTGCAGGGGTGCTACATCGTTAGGATTACCAGCCACAATAGAACCATTAGCAGCTCTAGCCAGCGAATCGGGTCGTGTAGTTCCATTAGGGTTGCAAAGGAAGATTATTTTAGCGGCAGCAGCACTGCCTTCAACAATAGCTTTACTTAAATACTCAAGAGATTTGAGATCTCCTAATATGTCTTCACAGAAACTACGACCATAAGCTTCATGAGCTACACGGAATAGACGTAGAGGAATGAATGGACATTTTTCTATAGGAGTAGAACCTTCCTTACCTATACGCTTAGCATATACTTCTTGATACCAGTTACACTTATCTTTCTTATAGTCCCATTTAACGTGAGTATATAAGAAAGTAGTTTTATCTGTAAACTTACCATCTGCATTTTTAGGAGCTATACCTTCAGGTAAAACATCTGTACTTACTTCTTCTCTAATTACTACTTCTAAAATATTTCCTTCTGGATCTCTTTTTAAACAGAAAGACTTAAGAGGATAGACCCTAGTACCGTTTTCGGATACATATAATAAAGCGTTACCACTAACAATAAGATGTTTAAGAGCTTCAAATAAAGCAGTCCTATCTCCTGACTCCTCTATATCTCTCATAACAGCTCTCTCCATTAGAGAAAGTTGCTGATCAAATTGTGACTGTACTTCTTTATAATTATCTAACTCCTGCTGCAGCTTCATATCGTCTACTGAAAGACGGAAGAAGGCTTGGTTAGGAGGTAGTAAAGCTATTAAAAGTTTACTTGCTAAGTTATTAACTCCACGAGCACCTAAACCTTGGTAAGTAGTATTAATTTTTGTATACAGATTCTTACCTGTACTCTTATCATTTTCAGTAATAAGAGTAGGTAATGTGTACTTACTACACTCAATACCTCTATCGAGGTAAATAGATTTCTCTGGCTCTAAGAAATCATAAAGAGCCTGAGCTGTGTTTTTAGACATTTAGACCGCCAGTACCTGAAGATTTAGTTCCACCACCTGGTGAACCTCCCATTGCTAAAGCTGAATTAGCTTCGACTTTAGTTCTTAAAGCTCTAGGAGTACCAACTCTAGCTCTTTTCTTCCTACCAATATTCATTGCTAGAGATTGTTGTTGTATTCTGGCTTGTAAATTTGACTGTTGTATAGCTAATCGTGATGCTCCTCGTTGTTGGTTTATCTGTTGGATAGCTGTCGCTTGAGCCGCACTCGCTTGATCTATTGATAACTGTGTCTTCTTTCTTGTTTCAGCTAAGTTAGTTTCAAACTGTAATTGATTCTGTTTAGAAGTAGCTTGCATCTGTGAAATCTCTTTCTCAGATTGCTCACGCATCATACGTGCGTTTTCTCTAGCTTGTTGAGCTGCCTTTCTGGCACTTGAAGCAGCTTTTTGAGCTGCGTATACAGTAGACCCAGCCGCTAAGGCTGAGCCAATTAGAATAGCGGTTGATACTGCTGCCATATCTAGGTGTACTTAGTTTCTTCTTGTAGTCTATACTGATCTTTCAAATGACGTACAACCGCCACCTGTCCAGCATTAAACCAT